CTCTTACAGATAATTTCTCAAAGCCAACCGTAACCATTTTTTAGGCTGGATTTAAAAAAATATCAGGGAAACCTGAGGGGTCGTTGTGCCTTATGTTTGAACTGTTCACTACTTTTACCCCAAAATGAAGGGCGCCAGAAAATAGGCATAGGCAAAACTGATTTCCGCTTTATATCCGAAATTATTGGAAGATGGGGTACGTTTGAGATGGTACAGTGAACATCCACATATTGCCTGATTATTTAGCCGCATGTGCAGTGAATGCAAAAGTTGCAAAAAAAAGGTGTTGTTACAGCTATCGCGTGATGGCTTTGATTTAATGGGGTGAACGACGGGGCTCGAACCCGCGACAACAGGAATCACAATTATATGTTCAACAAATAAAAATCAATAACCTGAATGATTTTTATTGCAACCATTTATGCAAATTGATGTGTTATTAATCAAACACTTGAAAATCAATTGCAACCAGGTTTTTATTTAATTCAATCTCTTTTCCAAAACTGGCCAGCCTGCGTTAATGCCGTTTTTACAGGCCCAATCAATCGCCATGCCGAGCGGTGAATTCAAAGTGCGGTAATCCCTGTTTTGTGCCAATCTTTCCTCGGTCACGCCTGCCGCATAGGCTAAAATCATCAGCTTTTTCTCACGCGCAGTGATCATGGTATAGCCTAACCATCAGGTGTCTGCCGTTACCCGGACGATATCGGTTCCATTAGCAATTTTGCTGTATAATTTCATTATGTCTATATATATTGAAGTCTCATGTTCTCAGTGCCTAAAAATTTGGCAAAAAGCCAAACACGGTCTTTATGGGTGGTCTGGTCTATGTCAATCATGTGCAGCAAAAAATAGGGATAGACTTCTACAATATACCCTTGTTTCCTGTAAAAAATGCGGAAATAAAAAGCAATTGCCAAAGAATGTTGCTCCTCTTTATGGCGGATATTGTAGAAACTGCGCCCCCTATGAAACTGTTTATGTAAGTTGCAAACAATGTAAAAAATCTTGGGAAAAAAGAAAGAGCAACTTATCAGTATGGAATGGATATTGTCTCTCATGTTCTTCCAAAGATAGATTCCTAGATTCTGAATATTTGGAGAATGCAAGAGAAAACTCTAGGAGACAAGTCTTATCTATGGGCGGTATTCCTAACGCTAAACACTTCACTTCAGATGATGTTAGAGGCCCAGCTAATAACAATTGGAAAGGCGGAATAACTCCTGCCGTCATGAAAATAAGAAACAGCATCGCTTATAAAAATTGGAGAACAGAGATATTTGAAAAAAATGATTATACTTGCCAGCATTGCAAATGTAGAGGGGGTTATTTGCACGCACATCATATAAAGTCATTCTCCAAATTTCCAGATCAACGGCTGGATATATGCAACGGAATTGCATTGTGTATTCCATGCCATAGAAAAGAACATAAAAGATTGGCTAAACATCAGAAGTGATTCTATTAATATTCACTCCATTAGCATAAACAATCGCCCGCTTGCCGGTGGCGACGGTTACGCCGGTGCCGGAAGCACCGATAAATTGCAAAGACTGGCCGCCGGTGGTGTTGTTGAACACGGTGTAATGTTTAGCCGCCAGCGGCAATACCACGTCGCGCGTGGCGGTCAGGCTGACGGCGCTGGTGAATTCCAGGATATCATTAAGCGCTTCGGCATGAGTCAGCGTGATGTTGGCGTCGGCGGCGATGCTGCGGGCCAGTATGCCGGTGGCGAGTTTGGTGAATGGCCGGTGATCCTCGTAGGACGTAACTGTTGATGCCCCTGTCACGACCTTGTACAACGCGATGGCGCCCGGCGTGAAAGCGGTGGTGTTTTTGCTAACGACGCCAGCCCTTGTGCATTCTACGTAATTCGTCGAGCTTGCGGTGAGCGTAGTCGAACCGTTGGCGATCGCCGTCGATACGCCGTCCACCGGAATCCGGCCGCCGAAATAGTCCCAGCTTAAGCCCGACGAGCTTTGCCGCCTGCCACCGAATGAAGGCTTGCTGACTGCGTTGAAAAGTTCGTTTACGGTAATTTCTTTTCCCGCTTGCGCAGTGATCAGCTGCGTTAAAAGTGAAGTGCTGTCGCTCATTTTATTTCCTGTTCAAAATTCGCTTGTTGCAGGTGTGAAGTTGCCTACATATTTTCCCTCGCCAACAACCACGGTAACCTCATCGAGATAACCGTTGATATATTCGCCGGCATTATGCGCACTTTTACCGATAATGAGTGCCGCATGCGGGATCGATGATGTCGTGGCGATATCCGAGCCGACTTGAACGCCATTCAGGAATGCGCGCAATACGCCTGAACTTCTGCACAGCGCGCAATGCACCCAGGCCCCGGTAGGCACTGTGCAAGAGAAGGTTTTCTGCACGCCGAGCACATAGGCTTCAATACGGTTTGACTGCAATCTGAATAAAATGCCGGTGGTGTAACTGCCGATATTCAGAATGGTTTGCAGGCTCGGGCTGAATGAACTGATGTAGACCCAGGCTTCCAGGGTAAAATCATCCGTGCCGATTTCAAAATCGGTGCTGTCGGTGACGGTCAGGTATTGCCCTGATCCGCTGATGACCAGACTCGCCCCACCAAATTTGCTTTGCGCGGTGCTGGTTGTGGCCAAGGTTGGCGTGACCGTTTTCTGATTGGCGGAACTATCGATAAACGTCGTGCCGCCATTCGCGCCGTTGCAATGCAAGAGCAAGGCATAGGCATAAATGTCAGGAAATCTCACGGTCAACGGATAGCCACGGCCAACAATAGCCGATAATTGATAAATTTTGACATACAAAGTGCTTTGATTCGAGCCGAAATCTGCGAATTGCTGCGCGCTGGTATAAGCCGCCGTTGGTGCGCTAACGGACAGAGTGCGCTTCAATGTCGCATAGGTGTTGCTTGAGAATATATCGATTTCATACGCTTCCGAAGCTTCCGCCAGATCCGCATCCACATAAGACCGCCAGCCGGCATAACGGGACCGCCGCGTCCAGGTTAGCGTCCAGTCGTTTGTCGTTGGGTGCCGTGATCCAGTCAACGCGCAAGGGCTCAAAGGCTCAAGGTTAACCGCATTATAAGTAAATTCCCTGTCTTCATCGCTATCGATCAACTTGCCCTGGGTAATGCCGCGATAGGTCCTGGAAACGCCGATCAGGGCGGTATTGGTCAGAATGAATTCCAGCTCCGTGCTGCTGAGATGCACAAGCGCATCGCCTACAGCGTGCAAACCGGTCGCCCATTCCGTGCCCATCTGCCCGCGCAGGAAATCGGACAGGATATAGGTGCCATCGCCCTGCAATACGCAATTCTGGGCAGCTATGACCTCGTAGCGGCCATTTACGCCATAAGCGAACCAGTTGCTGCCCGCAAACATTTGCGCCTCTGTAACGCTCGATAATTCGCCGTGATAGAGCCGCACCGTCAACAGACTGGATTTATCCAGCACCGTTCCTCCATGAGCGCCAAGCGCAGTCGAAGCAAAGCCCATCGTCGCCCCCGGCGGCTGCACGGACTGTAAATAAATCCAGCTCTGCCCGCCGTCATCGGTCACCAGCAATTCGCCGCCCGTCCAGCCGGCCAAACGCCCAGCCATCGCCAGCGGATAACCGGCGTAATCATAATTGTCCTGAAGCAGCGGAATATCCAGAATTTCATAGACAGTCGGCCCCGGCAGCAGCACATGCACGCCGGTCGATTGCCCCGGCTCGCCGGTTATTTGCGCCTGGCTGTAGAGCGCAGCGTGGTTCAGCTTGGCCTTGCAGTCCAGGCGGCCGTCGCTGGTGTAATGGATACTGGTCAGGCGCAGCTCGAAAACGCCATTTTCGGTCGTGATCGTAATGATGTCAACCGGCTCCAGATACGCATAAACAGGCGGCAGGCTGAAGGCCAGATCGTAGCGCTCCAGCCAGTACAGATACAGCAAGGTTGCGGCCTTTTGCGCGCCTTCCGCCGTGGTCAGGCAAATCGCCAGATCAACTTCGTTGACATTGACCGCGCCGGTATTGATGCGCTCCGCATATTGATTGCCGGTGTCGTATTCGCGCTCGACATCGTAAAATTTGACGGAAACTTTAGCGGGTAAAATAGTTTCCATTTCCCTTGAAGTCAAAAACTGTACGCCCGGCGCTTTGCCCGCTTCCCGCGCGTCCAGTTCTTCATGACTAATGCTGGCGATAGAGCTTAAGCCTCGCAGAATGTATTTTATCTTATAACCGCTCTGCACCGCGTCGAAAAACCACGACGCCTGCAAGGGTTCGATGACCGAGCGGATGGTGCTGACCTGGCCGATCTTGTAACCGCGCACCATCGGCACCAGGCTGGTTACATCGATATCGCCAGCCGTTAAAAGATTGCTTTGCAGCGTTTCGGCGCTGACGATTTCAGACAGCGGGATTTGATTAGAGGCTATCGTGGGTTCGATGAAAAAGAAAGTTTGCAAGCGGTCATTGACATAACCATCTAAATAACTCGATCCGGCGACATAAATCCAGGTATCGCTGGCGGCTATCGACATATCGCCATAGGTGAGTCCTCCGGCAATCGCAATGGAGCCCACAAAAACCGGATCAATAGGCGTTTCCAGCCGGAAAACCTTGAGCAGACCGCTGCCAGCGACATAAAGATGATTATTAACAATGGCCAGGTCTTTAATATCGCCAAAAACGCCCGCCAAAATTGCGGAGTTGAATACTGAAACCGGGCTTGCCGGTGTACTGATGTCGAAAATTTGCAAATTACTATAGTTACTGATTACATACAAATAATTGCCGTCAATCCGGCATTTCGTGACACCTGTTGCATCTTGAAGTGATACTGTGGTCACAATAACCGGATTACTGCTATTCGCTATATCAACAACTATCAAGCCAGAAGCGCTGGTGATAAAAGCATAATCGTCAAACAGTTTAATATCGCGGGCGGCTACCGTGTTTAAAGACAATTTTGCGGCAGCAACCGGATGCTTAATATTGCCTGTATCGATGATATGCAGATAAAGTAAAGTCAGACAATATACGTTTAAACCCTTGACGGCGATTTTCAAAGGGCTATAGCCATCATTCAGTATCGTCGTACTGACCAGGGACGGCGCCGCTTTGATCGCCACGTTATAAATAAAAATCCTGTTATTCCAATCAATACCAATGTACGCATAATTATCAACCACGATAATACTGTCACCGTAACGTGTAGGCAATATAGTAGACGATACCAGAAGGGGTTTCACGGGATCGCCTATATCGAATATTTTAAATACAGCAGCGTTGTCAAGGTTGAAGTTTTCTTCCAGATTAGTGACGACATAAAGGTAATTATTTTGTAAAAATATATCCGCAGGACGATATATATGATTTGATTCTTCTTTCAGCTCCAGCAAATAATCCAGCGCCCCGTCCTTGACCACCTCCACCTTGATCTGTGCAACCGGCAGGGAATTGCCGTAATCGCCCAGCCCCAGATCGGAAAACACGATATACGCCAGGCCGCGATAAGCCGGGACATTGGCAACGCCCAGCGTGGCCTGCATGCGCGGATCGGACAATTGGTCTTCAGTGCCCAGATACAGCTTGAAATTTGCGCCGAATTCAATGCTGGCGATTAACTCCTGTTCATCGCTGCTGCCGATATCGTAAACCAGTTTGGGTCCGATCCAGATGCGCCGGATCCCGGTGATCGGGCCCTCGCACAGGCCCACGGCGATTGTCGCCGAATAGCTGTAAACGCGCGTGGACGAGCCGCCGCCGACCAGGCTGCTCAAGCCCTTGCCGCCCCCGCCGCTGGATTTCTGGGTTTTCTCGGTTTCCTTGAGCTGGTTGTTTTCCAGCCAGAAGATATTGCCCCAGACCGCGATCGTGCCGTACACGCGCTGGATAGGCGCTCCATAGGTCGCCGTCTGCACCGATAAATCCGAAAGCCGGGGCCCTCCGGTGAAAGGCTTGCTGGATGAGTTTAAAGCGTCATAGATGCCGCCGCCCAGGCCGCCGATTTGAGCGCCCAGCATCGCGCCATTTACAACACCGATGGCCGGCACGAAATAGCCAATGACCGCGCCGATAACAGCACCGGCGACTACGCCAACGGTTTTGCCGCTCACCCTTCGGCTCCGCTCAGGGCAGGCCCTTTTGTTTTATTCATATAGCTCGCAACTGACTTATTTTTTAGTGCTTGCACTGAGCGGCCTGTCCTGAGCGGCGTCGAAGGAAGTCGAACGGCTTGCCGTGAGCGGAATCGAACGGAAGCGATAAATGCGGATAATGCGCTTGTTCCAGATATGATCAAGCCGATGCTCGCAAACCTTGCCGACCGCCTCATAAGCGTGGATGATCGTGTTGTCCCCGGTATAAACCGCCAGATGCTGCGGCTCGCGGCCGACGCGCATCATCAGGATATCGCCAGGCTGTTTGCTTGAAACAACTTCAAGGCACGGCTGCGCATCCATGACCGCTTGCAGCAAGCCGTTGCAGGGCACGCGGCCATAGCCCGGCCATTCGTTGAAGTCCACGCCCAGCTCGGTGGCCACATAAGCGGCCAATCCCGCGCAATCCAGCGCCAGACCGGGAACTCTCCCCTGATGTTTAAAAGGTGTTCCGAGTTGCGAGCGGGCGACGGCAATAATGCTTGCACTGAGCAGTTCGGCTGCGCTCACTGGAACCGGAGTCGAAGTGTCATCGGCTGTCATGTTATTTCTTGCCTGGGTTCAAGTTCAATTTCGCCGGTTTTAAGCACGTCCGGATCCGATGCTAACCTGATATAACTGCAATCAACACAGCTGCACCATTCATCGCCGATTTGATTGCCTAACAATGAAGCACCGCAGTTCGGGCAGCTTTTGTGTAGGCTATTGCCGGCATAACAGCCGTCTTCAGAGAAATGATTCATAACATTATTTTAAGCCCCTGTCTTCGTATTGCGAACTGGTCGGTATGTAACTGAAGCCGCCAAAATTTACATGATTCGCCCATTTATCCCGGCAATCCTGCTGCCGTTTCCGGCAGCCCGGAATCATCGTATAAGCGTCGCCGACAGCCACCGGGTAATGAAAAGCCTCATGGACGGTGATCGAGCCATCGGCCAGATAGGTTTTAATTTCCAGCGGCTTTAAACCGGCATTCTGCCCCGTCGTAAACGCAATGGTGCCTTCGCCGAAATAATCCTCAGCTTCGGTGCGAATATTATCCTGGAACTGGGTTTGGCTAGTTACCGAAGTCAGCGTCCCGGTTACCGTGAGCGGTCCCAGCGCCACCTTGCAGCCGGCGAATTCCTGGCCGCCGAATTTCTTCTGGCAAGCGGGCATATAGGTCTTGCCAATCGCTTGACCCAGCAGGTCGATCGCCATCATCAGTTCGGCGATGTAGCGCTTGTCCTGAATCGTAAACTTGCCCATGAAGGCCATGCCCAGCGGTTCTTCATCAACCACCGGATTCAGCCAGGTGGTGGCGAAACAATAAACCCGCGCGTTATCAAACGTGCCGGAGATGATCTCGTCGTAATCAATGCCGGCAATGTCCGCTATGCCGGTTAAATCCATCACGCCGGGCGTCAGGTTGGCCTCGGATGCCTGGCCGCTGAATTCATAGCCGCTGCCGGTCAGATAGGTATTGGCGCCGATGACGACATCGCGCACGTGATCGGTCAGATACACCACCTCGCCCCACAAGGGAATTATTCTCAAACAGTGAATCTTATAATCGGGATTGGCGAGCGCGGGTTTCATTTGGTCAAGGTTTCGACTTCGATATCCGAAAGAACAAAGCGCTGCTCATCCGGGCCAGACACATTAATCCAGTAGAAATGCACGTTTTTAATGCAGATGCCGTGGGTTTCCCAGACTGTTTCCGCAATTTGCCGCAGCGAATCATGGATGACTTTTTCGACAGGGATGACTATTTCGGATTTTGCCATTGCTGATCCTCAAAGCTTCATAAATAAAACACCAGAACTAAAACCAGCACAGCGATGGCGATAAGAATCGCCTTTTCCAGACCATTGAATTCGGGTTCATCATCCGAATAGCGGAAATTATTGTTTTTGCTCATCAGCCGGGGAATATGCCGTGGCGGGTGCAGGTCAAAAATTGCATGGCCAGTTTATTATCCAGGCCCGATGCCACGTTTTGAACCGCTCGCACCCGTGTTTCAACGCGCGAAAGCGGCATGTTTTTCAGATCATGTTTTTTTAGCCAGGCAAGGGCTTTGGCCTTGTCGTAATATTTGATTTTACGTTTGCCTGTCATCACCGGTTCCGGGAAATGATAGTGTTGTTCACTGCACACCAGATAAATTTTGCCCTTGGCGATGCCGGTTAACTGGGCCAAATCATTGCGGCTGATCAATTCGATTTCTTCTGTTTTTATTATCATGGCGTCAGTAATTCAATGATTTCAATTTCCGAGGTTTCCCGGACGCCTGGAGACAGCGACTTGACATCGATGCGGCTGTTAAAGCGGCAGGGGATGTCGTATTCACAGCCGCCATAAACGACTTCGCCGGTCTGCGGTTGGGTGTTGACGACGCCGCCGCTGGTGTAATCGCTGTAGGCGGATGAATTGATCGCCACGGTGATATCAGTTGCGCCCACGGCGGTAATCAGGCCGCGCTGGCTGTTGATCTGCGTCATGCCCGCCACGCCGGAAATATACACCGACTCGTTGAAAACGAAACCGTGCGCCGCGCCGACCGTAATGACCGCGCTGGCGGCTTTCGTTATTCCGGCAACGGCGGCGGTCTTGTTGGCGTTAAAGGTGATCAGACCGGTATTGATATCGCCGTTCCACATCGTTAAATAAGGCGTTTCGACCGAAGCTATGCCGATTTTAATTGAACCGGACACAGGCTTGAAGATCGTGCGCACCGGAGCGCCGATGCTAAGCGGCGTGGACCCCAAACCATAGGCGACTTGCAATTGATAAACGCCGGCGGAAACCGGCTTTAATACCTGATCGAACGCGGTGGGGACGCCGGTGCGGTTGTTGGTTGAGTAATCGTCCAGCGCCTTGACCCGGAAACCGGCAAACATGCCATAGGCCCGGTGATAGAGGGCCATGATCTGAGCCCAGAGTTCAGCCGTGACCTGCGTATAGAAAATGCTATAGACGCGCACCGGATAAGGATGCACCAGATGACGGTATTCCTGCCCGGCGGCGGTCTGCGTGATCTCGACATTATACTCGTCAGAATAAGACGCCCCGGCCCGCACGCCGATGGGCAAGCGTTCTTCCAGAAATTGACCCATATTTTACGCCCGATAAGGATTTACAAAATCACGTAATAAACAAAAGTTATGATGGCCGCCCAGCAAAGAACGTCAGCCAATAGCACCCATCTAAGCCCGCTAAAATTAGTCATAAATCACCCATAGCGCTGGGACATGGCCATCAGGGATAACGCTTCGCGGGCGCCTTGTCCCGCTGCGCGTCTGACGTCCGGGGCATTGTTATTGCCCTGCACGATAACCGTGACGTTAGGCCGGTTATCCGGAACAGATTTAATATTATCCGGTTTCTGCACAGTTACGCCCAATTGTCCAGAACTTGTGCGGGACAAAGGCATGATCGCTTCCGGTCCTGCTTCGCCCATCAAGCCCATTTTCCCTCCTGGCAAAACAAAGTTGGTAGGTTTTTGGACCACTTCCCCACCTTTGGCGAAAGGAACAATTTGACCTGCATCAACCGCTATGCCTTTAGCCGCGAACGTAAACGAGGAATCCAGATAGGAGCTGGTTGCCGCCGTCGAAGCGCTGGAAAAACCCGAATAACCCGCTCCGGATGAACCGCCATACAAACTTGCCGCCGCGCCTAAAATACCCACGCCCGCATCAACCGCGCTGCTGGAACCGGACGAACCGGACGAGCTGAAGCCATTCTTGAGCAGGTCGAACAACTGGGAGGATATATAATCAGCCGCCATCCGGCGCAAAGCCGTAGCGAAATTTTCTATCATGCCGCCAACGCCGTCCTTGAACGGATCGAACAGGAAATCGGCAAAGGAGGTTTGCATATTGCGCGCCGCCTGGATCGCGTACTGGCTTAATTGATCCTGCCCTTCCATCGCCGGTTTGATGTATTCATCGTTCCAGGCTTTGCCCAGTTTGTCGAATTCGGCCTTCGCCTGGTCGGCGTTTATATTGCCGGCCTGCAATTGATCCTGAGTCCGGGCCAGCGCCTCGTTAAAGCCTTCCTGAATGCCGCCGTATTTAATCAGATCGTCATTGCTCTTGCGCAGGTCATAATATTCGTTCGCAGACTCGATCAGCGCCGCCCATTTCTTGTCCTGCAATTCCAGCGCGTCTTTTTCCCTGGCTAGCGCCAGCAGATTGGCCGCTTGAGCGGGCGCCAGGCCTTTTAAATTGCCGTTGATGATTTCATATTCGAGTTTTGCAGTTTCGCCGTTGGCGTCGCGCAGCGCTATCTCTTTTTCCAGACTGGCCAGCATCGACTGGTAAGATTGCTGCAATTGATCGACAGCCGTGCGGGCGGCGCTGTGGGAGCGGCCCGCCGATGATTTAGACCCGCCGCCAGCGCCGATAAACTTTTGCACGGCTTCTGAGGAAGGAGCCGCCAGGCTGGCCACCGGCTTTTTCCGGCTTTCGCTTTGATGGATTAACAGCTGATCGCGTTTCAACAGCAAGCCGTTCAGTTTTTCGTTAGCTGCAATAACCGCCGTATCAGCGCCAAATACCGGCTTGAACAGGGCCGAGCGGTTCTTTAGTTTTTCCAGCCGTTCCCGCGAAGCCACAATATCATCATTAAGCGCGTTGACTTCCTTGGATATCGTGCCGATATGCTCGACATCATCGTAGACGTTCTGAAAGGCGAAATCCCCGATGCCGCGCATGACGTTGTTGAACGTGACGCCGGATTGCGTGGCCGCGCCGATTTTATCAGCCAGCTGGTTAAAGCCCTGCAGGATCGGCCCGGCAATGCGGATTGACAAGCTGGCAATGCGCTCCTGCATGGTCGTCAACTGATCGTTAAAGTCGGCCGCAGCCTTTGCCTGTTCCTCCGTGATGCCGGACATTTCCTTGCCGACCCTTATTTGTTCCCGCAGTGCGGCGCTGCCTTGCGAGATAAGCGGCGCCATATCGGCATAGGCCCGGCCCAGAACCTTGGCGCCGAAAGCGGCTCTATCCTGAGAATCTTTTATTGAATTGAAAACATCGGCAAATTGCAAAAACGCTTCAACCGGGTCTTTTGCCGTAATGCCCAGTTTGGCAAACTCATCGCGGTTTTTGGCAATATTGATGCTTAACTTGTTGGACGCATCAGCAAAGGACTGGATATTGGTATCGGCCAGCTTGGTCGCATGATCAAGCCCGGATAATGCCTCCACAGTGATGCCGGTCTTGTCCGCCAGTTTGGACAGAGCATCAGCCGCATCGATGCCGGATTTAAGAAAAGCGCCGATACCCGCAATGGAAACCCCGATGCCGATTGCGCCAAAAGCTTTGCTGACGCGGCTGGACATGGTTTCAGCGCGCTGCTGGAAGCGATTTAAATCGCCAGTCATGCGGTCAACCTGAGAAGAGAACCGGGCTATGTTGGCCGTGAAATCGACCGTTACGCCTAATGCCATGACTGAATCCTTTTAATAATTTTAAATTATCGTAAAAAATGGAAACCGCGTAGGTTGGGTTAGGCGAAAGCCGTAACCCAACATAACAAACGCGCAAATGTTGGGTTGCGAAAAGAAGCAACCCAACCTACGCAGGCTTTTTGTCTTGACTGTTACCGGTAATTGTGAAACAATAAACGCATCCTGAAAAAGCTCAACTGGAGAGTAGCTTGAAAAAAACCAACGCGCAACGACAAGCGGAAAGCCGCGCCCGGCTGGCGCATGGCGGCTTGTTTAAACGCCGCGATTTCTGGCTGCATCCAGATGATGAGCCGGTATTGAGAGCGCTTGAGCTGGAATTAAGAAAAAAAAGATTAACTGGAGCAGAAAATAATGACAACGATAACTTTTGACACCTTAAAATTTGTCGAACGGCTTAGAGCAGGCGGTTTTTCAGATGAGCAGGCCAAAGCCGAAGTAGAAGCATTAACGGCGGCTTTTAATGAAGCCATCGCAGTGCGCGATCTGGCCACCAAGTTTGATCTTGAAGCCTTGAAAGCCGAACTTATCAAATGGATGGCCGGTTTGCTATTAGCGCAAGCGGCTATCGTAGCCGCATTGGTAAAACTGTTATGAACGCCCTGAAACAAATCCTGCAACTATCAACCCTGATGCTTTTGCTCGCCAGCTGCGCCTTGCCCATTGAAATCAGGCCGCCGCCAGCAGGCACGAAAATAACCGAACTGTGCATCATCGACAACCCCAAAGTGCTGATGGACGGTTTTTTGCCGGAACTGAAAAAACAGATACGCAGCCACGGCATTAAAACCCAGACCTGGAGCTCTTACAACCCGGACGGTTGCCGCTACTGGCTGGACTATACCGCCAACTGGAAATGGGATTTGGTCATGTACATGATCTATGCCGACCTCAAGCTTTACGACCGGCAAACCCTGATTGGCGAAGCCACGTTTGACAACACAGGCATCGGCCCGCGCCGCTATGGTTCAGCCGATGAAAAACTGAAAGCCTTGACCGGGCCTTTATTTGCGCAACACTAACCAGGAAAAGAAATGGATAATATACCCGTCGTTAACAATCTAAAATTTGATAGCGTGGAATACCGGCAATCAATGAGCAAAATCTATGCGTTTGTCACCTGCATCGATGTTCAGAAAAACGGCAAGGGAACTAACAAAAAACGCTATTGGGGTGAAGTGGCCAGTTTTAACGATGCTGAGGAGCTGCTTAATGTCATTTCCTACGGTGCAAAGTGGGACCATCTGCCATGACTGACACTATTGAAAATCTTATCATTGAACAACTTCGCCACATCAGGAAAGCGGTTGACCGGAACGCGGAGGAGATGTCGGATGTAAAAATGCGCTTGTCATCACTGGAGCGCTCAACCGCAGGTCTGCACGTTGACCTGGCGCAGATGAATTACCGTCTCGATATGTTTGACCGCCGCCTCGATCGAATCGAACACCGGTTGGAATTATCGGAAAATCCGGGAGAAAATTAACCGCGCAAATAGTCCCGTTCGGTGATCGGCGCCACTTCCGCGCCCTGGTAGACTTTCTTTACTTCCAGCAGCGTATAGCCGCCGCTTATGTACAGCTTGAACACTTTGCCATCGACTTTAACGCGCCAGAAATAATAAATCATCGCCGGTTAATCTCGCCAAGCAATTGCCGCCCGCCCGTTTCGATGGCTGCAAGAATCAAATCCAGCGCCGCCTGCTTGTTGGCGTCAAAGGTATTGCGCACAAACTTGCGGCCAGGCACTTGCGTTTGCCCGCGCTTGTAACCATTCTCAACAAATTTGCCGTACCAGGCGCCTTTCATATCGGAGCGGCTGCGGCCCGGCTTGACGCGCAAATACACGCCGACCTTGCCGTTCCTGCGCCGCTGGTGGATTCTGGAATTGGCGACCACCGTTGCGCGTTTCAAGCGGCCGGTTTTTACCGGAGCGGCCGCGCGCACTTTTTGCAAGATCATCTTGGCGCCCGTGCGCAAGGCCAGCATCGTCACGCGGTCGCCCAGGCGCTCGCTGAACTGGTAGATAGCCCGCTGGGTTTCTGCGAGTCCACGGATATCAATATTAATTTCAGACATCAACTATTTTCGCATTAAGTACTTTCAAATCCTTGCTCAACTCGATCAGAATACCGTGCAGCAAGGTCATATCCTGATCTAATTGTTCAATATGAATTTTATGCAGGTAAACGGCCTCGTGAGCAGCGTTTAACCGCAAGATGATATGCTTGATTTTCAGGTTCAAATCGGCCTGCAATTGTTTATCAATCATCTTCACGATTTGTTTATTATTTATACGATTTAACAAAATTTGTTTGTCGGCAACAGCTTAAATCCCGGCAATGACCGCAGCACACAGGCTTATCCACAAAATTTGTGGACAAGTCCGTTGTGGTCATTCAATACCTTCTTTTTGCTCCAGGTCAATTTGTTTTAGCCAGTTTTCTGCTATGACCGCTGCGCTGATTAATTCCCGGCCGTGTTGCGCCATTTCATTGATCAGGCCCTGTTGCTGCATGAGGCATCCCAATTCGCGCATATCACTGACCAGTTTTTGCAGCTTGCCGGTAATTTCGTCACTATCAACAACAAAATTATCATCAACCATTTTGAAAATCCCTGATTAAAACAAGCTGGCCGATCAGCAATTCAATATCATCGACGCCAAGCAATTCGACAATAAACGGCAAGGCGGCAAAGTCGATCTGCCCGGCCATTAAATTCCATGCCTGAATGGCCGCCAAAAATTCGCTTTCAGCCGGTTTTTGGCCGACAGGCAGGCTTTGGTATTCTAACCAGGTTCGGGCTTTTTTAGCGCGTCATCCTGCCGTTTCTGGGGGTCGTCGTAGGCTTTCAGGATGGCCTCGGTTAAAGGCGCCCACAAGTCCGGCTGGTCGGCCGCCCAATCCAGGAATAAAGCAGTCTCGAAAGGAACAGCCACGCCATCGCCGCCAGGAATGATATCCATTTCCCTGACGCCGGACCAGCCGGTGACATAGCGCGCCATGATATCGCCCTGCGTGAGCGGCTTGCCGCGCATTTCCACCACTTCCAGATCGGTCGGGCGGCGCACGGTGAATGTGAAGCCGCCCGCTTCGACATGGGTCTCGCGGCTTTTTTTGAGTTTTTCCAGCAGCGCGCTCATAGTAGCTTTGCGCTAAGTTCAAGGCACAAAGCCTGGTCGGCAGCTTTAACCTGCACTTCCAGTTTATCTGCGATCGTGATCAGGCCCTCGCCAGGCACCGCATCGGCGGTGACGTTGATCGTCGCCAGGCCCGGCGAAACCGGCGTAATGACGCCGTTGCAGTCAATAATTGCGACGGCTTCGTCTGAACTGGTGAAGGTCCAGCCGTCGCTATGTATCTCGAATCCCAGCGAATCAATAATTTTGACAGAAACCAGCGCTAATTTGTTGGCGGGCAGTATGAACATAAGTTTTATCCAGATTTTTATTGAAGTTAATCTTTAAGCAAATTATTGGCGATACGCCGCACCCAGCCACGGCCGAAGTCTGCGAAGGTTTTCAGCTCGCATATATATAACAAACGCAGTGCGCTTAAGCGCTTGTCCAGCATTTCCGGATCAGACAGAAACGCGGCTTTTAACGTGACCGGGCCCATAATGCCATCGGCCTTGACGCCCAGCGCTTTTTGCAGCATCAGCTTGGCGGTTCCAACGCCGGAATTAACCGCCATATCGAACATATCGAAGCGGATAGTTTCCGGCAATGCGTCTGCCTTTACCAGTTCCCAGTAATCGCGCTTATAGATCGCCTGCGCATCAGTGAGGGACAGGTTTCTAATATCCAGTTGAGGATAAGACGCCGCGCTGATGCCGTACTTGGTGCCTTTCAGCAAACCATGCCCGCATTTGCCGCCAGTCCAGTTGCCGGGATCCTTTTTCGAAATAGTGAAACCTTTCTCGACAAGGAGCAGATGATTAAACGCCTGTTCAAAAATCATTACGCGCTGTAATACGTCGGCGTGCCTTGTGCGTCGATCGATGATTTGGTCTTGATAACCTGAAGAGCGCTGGCATTAGGCAAAGCGGAATGGCCCACATAACCGTTAAACACCATAATCGCTCCACCAACGCCAAAAGTAAATTTAAACGCCAGTTTCGACTGCTCAATCGAAGCGTCATGCAAGGCAATTTGCCCGGCATCGGTAACATCCCATAAATGCTCGAAATCCATGCTGAACGGATTGGCTGCGCCGGGTATCGTCGTTTTTACATTGCTATGGATCACCGTCGTATCGAGCTTGTCGAATTCGCCGCCGGTCATCTGCACATCGGCCATCGTCGTTATCGACGTGCCGAAGGTGATTTTTTGCACGGTGCCGCTGGTGAACGTTTCAAAGGCGCTGGTATCGATACCAGCGCCGCCAGTAACATCCTCAAGTTGGAACGAAACGGTGGTCGCTACATTACAGACGCGAAACACGCGGTCATCCAGCTGCCACATGCCCTGCACCGACAGCACGACGTAATCGCCGTTCGCAAAATCATGGGTGGCGGTTACGACGCCAGGCGCCGCCTTGCTGATGCCGGTGATGATTTTGGCGTCGCCCAGCGCGGATTGCATCGCAACCGCCACGTTCGACATTTTACGTATAGTGCTCATAATATTATCCTGAAATTTTGGTCAAAAAAACCCGCCGAAGCGGGTATAAAGTGCAGCACCGCTGAGATAGGGGAACTAGGAGGCCGGGCTGTGTTCGGTGGAGGTGTAAAAAATATGATAAGTCAGCGTGATAACGTGGATTTCGGGATCCATTTCATCGACGTTAAAATCTGTGGCGACCAGCAAAATATCATCAGCCGCCGCCGGTTTGGTCATCACCGATTCGATTAACACCGCCGCGTCGTCCATATCCTGCTCGGCTTTCTCATCATCGACGGTGCCGCGAATCCAGGCGCTGACCGCGACAGTCAGCACGCGGTCTTGCGGCCGGGGTTGCGGGTGTATGGTCAAGGTGGCCACGGTTTCGGCGTCGGCAAACAGGGTCACGCACGGAAACGCCAGCCGTGACGGCCCAATGCGCTGAATCCAGACGCCGGCAAAACCGCCAAGGGTTTTTAATTGCGTTTGCAGGGCTTCAAGCAGGGCATGGCGCTTGTGCATTAAAACCATTCCCGCATATCGACATAATTATCCAGCAGTTGCTTGGCCGCATTCGGAATCGTGAACGGGCGCATGACGCCCTCGATGCTGCTTTGAAAAACTTCCCACTGGCCGACGATGAATTTGATGGCTTCCTTGATCGATTCCGGCACGTCTTCAGCGTCTTCACCGAAGCCGCTGCTGTATTCCACCTGCACCGAATTCAGAAACGGCAGCGCAACAGGCCATTGGGCGTTATAAGCAGGTATGACGCCGCCCTGTTCCAGATCGGCGGCATAATCATCCAAAATAAGCGTTTGCAATTGATTGTTGCTATCCCGGTATTTGATGCTGTTGACGCTAAGCAACGGCATTTTCAAGCCCATTCGTTCACTGGGAAAAGCCACTGCGTAACCGGTCCAGGTTTGTTTGATGAAGGCAATGCGGGTATAGGTTTCGGCCCATTGCCGGGCGCTGATGATGCGCCCTTTGATAACGCCGTCCCGGCTGGTGTCGGCAGCCTGGGCTATGCCCAGATGCGCGCGCATTTCCGCAAGCGTCACCGGTTCAATATCCGGCGACGTTATGAGTTTGTGAAACATCAGCGCTCCCTGATCTTCAGATAAAAGGTGCGGTCATCGGTGCGCCCGCCCGTTGAGTTAATGCGCACGGTGAAGGAGGCCAGCTCGCCAACTGTGCCGCCCGACAACCAGACGGTGATAACCCCTGCTAACTGGGTGCTGGAATTCTCGACCAGGCCGCCGGTTAAATCCTCGATGGAGTGGCTGGCATAGGTGTCTTCAATATCCAGCAGCCAGGCGGCGAAGCTGATCGGGTAGTCCAGCACGGCGTCCGGGTCTTTGATGCCGGTTGGTTTTTTCGGATTGGTAACATCCCAAAAGCTCATGGGTAATTCCTGGTTTCAGCGTCAATAAGTAAACTTCTGGTTTCAGCGCTGACGCTGTAAGAGCGGTCAACGGATTGCGAGCGCTCCGGGTAGCCGGACGCGGCGAAACCATCAAACCCGGTTTCGTTGGCGGCAAATGTTCCGGAAATCAGTATCAAGCCTGTTGCCAATGCCAAATCCTGGACGCTTTCAGTGAGTGCAAAGCCGCCGGTAATAATGATATAGGCGCTGGCTGCAAGCGTATCCATGCCGGTTTCGGCTGCATTCAGGCTGCCGGTGATTGCAGGATAAACAACCGTACCGGACGCTAACAGCGCATCTATGCCGCTTTCGATAATGGCAAAATTGGCGGTTATTAACATATCGCCGCTGGCAGCCAATGTATCCATGCCGGTTTCGGCTGCATTCAGGCTGCCGGTGATTGCAGGATAAACAACAGTTCCTGTCGCTATCAGCGCATCGATTCCGCTTTCTATAATGGCAAAATTGGCGGTTATTAACACAGCGCCGCTGGCAGCCAATGCGTCAATACCGGTTTCGGCTGCTGCAAATGTGCCTGAACTTGCCCCGGAATAGCGGGCATATAGCACTTCAACCGCTTGCTGAGTGACGCGGGCCTTGGGTACAGCTGAACTTGTGTAGAGAACCTCAACCGCTTGCTGAGTGACGCGGGCTTTTGGAACCGCCGAACTTGTGTAGAGAACCTCAACCGCTTGCTGAGTGACTCTTGCTGCGGTCATTTAAGGAATTTCTAGTGTGGATAGAAGCGAATTAACCGTTGTTGGCGTGAAAGCCGTGCTTGCTCCATCAGAGGTTTCAAACAGATCGATGAAATTAGCGTAGCCGACGCCTAGCGCGTGAACTACTTGCTGATCGGTTGCGCCGGACTTGATGCCGGTTTTCAATGACAACGGGTTAGCGTCGTCTTTCTCAGCGCGAGTGACCAGTTTAACTCCGGCAACGGCATTAACTCCGGTCAGGTCGCTGAGACCGTATTCGTCTTTTTGCGCTGACGTGCTGGAGGAAACATAAGTGGTATCGTCATCCGGTGCGCCGATAGCGTCATCAACCGCGCTGAAATTACTGGCCCCGGTGTTGCGCGCCCAGGCCACCGTGCTGTCTGAGGTGGGCGTCATGATTTCGCAGCGTTGTTCGCCAAGATAAGTGTTGTTGGCGGTGCCGTCCGAGTTCAACAGATAAAAATCGTCTATTAAAATAGTCGTTGCCCCCTGCCAATTCTCCAAAGCAACACTCGCCACTTCATCGGTACTCTGTTGTTGCGTATCCCCTGTAAATGTAAATTCAGAAGCGCCATTTAACCGGCAATCAAAAATTCCTCCCGTGTTAGCGACCAGTAATTTCAGCTCTACGTAATACCAGGTATTATTTTGCAGCGCGGTTGTGCCTGTTGCAAGGATAGTTGACCTGTTGCCAGCCAAGGCTTGCAGAAACCCCTCCGCAGTAATATTCAAGGCAATTTGCACCGCTAACGCGGCATTATACAGCGCGAACACATTGGTCGCTATGCCGCTCGATCTATTAACAGCGAACCCTGCAAATAAGGTCTTTGCGGTTTGCACCGGATTCATAAGATAGCGCGCTTGTTTATTAGTCCCGGAATTTATCTGTATGGATTTGCCGCTACCCACCCTGACAGTAGAACTTATCGCCATAGCAGTCTGGGATATCCACCCGCCAAAATTAGTTAAATCCGCCGCCGCATCATAGCCGTCGAAGCCATCAAAAAATAATAAACTCATAACTTCATGAATGCGTAATGGTTGGCGAAGCGTTAATCGTGACGTTTTGACCGATGGCGATATTGGTATTATCCAGAATAATATCGGTCCCGGATGTCCCCACAGTCAGGTCAGTAATTTTGTCGGTATTGGCGCTGTCGCGGATTCTGGCCGCCGCCGCCGCGCCCGCCCCGGTAGCCGCTACGGTTTTCGGGAAGCCCGCCAGCGTCAGCACCGCACCTGAAATACTGCCGGATGGATCATCGAGCGTGACTGTCGCTAACACAGCCGCCATTGCCGCCGTGCCGATTTCCAGGATGCCTGCGCCGATACCCGCGTCAATTTGATCGCGTACGGCGGTCATACGGGCCGTTTTTACTGCGGTTGTGTAAGTAAGTGGCATTTTTTAATCCTTGGGTTGCAAATGTTGCTTATGAATCGGTGACGAATGGTCGTAATTTTTCTCGATCTCAGCCGCCGTCGGTAAAGCCTGTAGGGTGGGCAACGCTTTTCTGCCCACCCCACTATTCATCAAATCGGAGTCAGGTCGCCCGCACGGATCGCGGCCGGAACCTCAACTGCCAGAGCCAAACGCCGTTCGGCGCGGATCGTCACCAGGTTCTTGGTGAAGTTGTCGCCGTCGGATTCCGACAAATCAATATTCACGCCCTGCCGGTTGTAGACGGTGCAAGCCTGACGGAAAGCCCCTACCGCGAAGGTGTCCGCCGCGACGCCGATGGTCTGGATGACCGGCAGACCGAACAGCCTGGGCGTGCCCATTGCATCGACGCTGATGCGCGTTTGCATGCCGACGGTGGTCAGCAGCTCGATATCGAGAGCCGCCCAGTCGCCCGGATTCATCAGAATGGCGTCGGCCGGATAGCCCGCCGTCCAGAGATCGGCGATGACTTTGCGGATCAGCACGAATTTCTTGAATGAAGCGCCCAGGTTGGCATCGGCATAACCGTGCGCAGTGAAATTGCCGGCATCGAATATGCCGCTGACATTCGGCGCAACCCCGTCACCGACCGCCAACTGGCGTTCCACACGGAGATTGACGCCGTAAACCATGCGCGTGTTGACGTAAGCGGCCAAAGCCGGTGCGTCGGCCGCCAATTGTCGGCTTATCTTGATCCAGTGCGCAACCGTGCTGACCGGCATAGGCACCAGCTCCCAGGTCAGTACAGATTCAGGTTTGGCGGCCCCTTCGGCCACTTCGGCGGCATTATTGGTAAAGCTTAACTCTCGGGTAAACTCGATGGCGTTGCTGGTAGTCGGCAAAGAGGGCAGGAACGATTCCAGGGTCAAGGTCTGAAACGCTCCGGGCACGATGCCGGGCTTGCGGTCCGGAACAACAGTGACATCCGAACCGGTCAGGGTATTATTCTGCACCTCGAAGCGGGCTTTCTGGGTGTTGCCTGCCACGTAACTCTGGTATTGCGCCGAGGCGGTGAACTGCTTGCCCCAGGAAGCGCTTTCCGGATTCCCGCCTTCTGGACTGCCGCCTTTTTGCTCGATAGCCAGCAGGCGGTCAGCGATTTCGCGCTGCTGTTCGCCCAGTTTGTCGATCGCGTTTTTGGTTTCGGTGCTGATTTTGCCGGTGTTTTCGATATCGGCTTTGGCCTGGTTCTGGAATGAGTTCAGGGCGTTTTCAATGCCTTCTACCTGTTTGAGTATGGCTTCAATGGACATGATGGTTCCTTTTATGTGTTTAATGTGGTTAATGATTGCGGGATTTTCATGCGCGTCAACCGCGCCGTCAGCTCCGCCAGTTTTTGGCTATCGACATCATTACCAGCATCGCGCTGGAACACTGTTTTAACCCTGCTGACCACCGCCGTGGCCTGCGTGCGTGAAAGTCCTGTATCTCGCAGGAATCTTTCCAAATCGCGTTCATTGTCGATGGCCACAATGGCATCCTGGTTGCCGTTGCAGGGCATCGCCTTGAAATGTTTGTTGAATACGGCCGCTTTTGCGGCCACGCCGATGGCGCCGGTGACATGATCGATAAAGCCCAGTTTTCCGGCCTCTGCGGCAGTCATCCAGGTTTCCGCCGCCATCATTTGGGCGATATTTTCCGGCTCCAGGCCGCTGCGCTTCTGGTAGATGTTGACGGCCGACGCTTGCAGTTTGTCCATGATATCGGCCATGTCGCGCAAATCGTCCGAATCGCCGAAAGCGCCGCCGTAGGCGTTATGAATCATCAGGTAAGAATCTTCCGGCATGTCGATAAAATCGGACGCCATCAGCACAATCGACGCGGCCGAAGCGGCGATGCCTTCAACTTTTCCGAAGATTTTCGCCGGGTGCGCTTTCAGGGCGTTGTACATCGCCAGGCCATCGAGCAAATTCCCGCCTGGAGAGTGTACTGACAGGTCGATTGTCTGAAAGTTGGACTGAGCCCTTAGCTCGGCGATAAAATCGCCCGCAGTGACTCCCCATAGGCCGATTTCGTCATGCAAGGAGATATGGCCGGTATCGGCGCTTTTGTTTTTGATGGTGTACCAGGATTTCATGGCATTGCCTTATTGCTTGATGGGATCGGGCGGCACATTGCCGCCGGTATTGACTTGTGTGCCCAGTTTGTCGAGCGGCAGCAGGTTGGATTGCGCAGTGAGCATTTCGCCGCCTGCCAATGGCTCCAGATTCTCGCGCCGGCGGCATTCATTGCGGGTGTAAACGCCGTTTTGCGTGCCTTTTGCGTAGATTTCCATGCGGTCATTCAGGCTGGAGCGGAGCAAGGCATCGAGATTGAATTCGATCACCACGCCTTTTGCGCGCTGCGACGGAGTCAGAACGCGCTGATAAAGCGCCTGCTCGATGCGTTCGAGCAGCGGCCGCAGTTTCAGTTTGTGGAAACCGTCGATGATTTGCTCGACGCTGGAGCCCAGCGAGGTGGTTTCGGTGGTGTCGTTGATCAATACCGACGGCACGCCGAACCAGCGGGCCAAATCCTGCACGGAAAAGCGCCGGGTTTCCAGTAACTGGATGTCTGCAGGCGACATGCCCAGCGGCTCGAACTTGAACTGCGCCTCCAGTACGTACAGCTCGCGTCCGTTACCGGAGGCAATATCGCCGAAATTCTTTTTGACGGCATCTTTCTGGATGGGCGTCAGCACGGTATCGGTCATCAGCATGCCGGGACGCCGCGCGTCTTTCCGAAAAGTTTTAGTGGTATGGTTTTGCGACGAGATCGACAAGCCGACGCTGGAGCGCATGTATTCCAGCGTGGACAGGCCGACAACGCCGTTGCCCATGCCCTTGATGTGCAGTATTTGCGCTGCGGCGTATTCAAGAATTTTGTTATCGAGTAAATATTTATACTTAAGCGATCCGTTATCCTCGATAACCACTTCCATCTGATCGGCCGCGAGCGCCCATAAAGCCAGCACTTCGCCTTTGCTATCGCGCTCGATGCGGGCATAGCCATTGCCGCGCAGCACTAGATTGAGCAGTATCTGCTCCCAAAACTCGATAGAGGTCTGCCAGGCGTTGGGCGTATCGTGCAGTATTTTGTAGGTCCGGCTGTCCCGGTCCAGCGAGCGGCGTCCTTCCGCATCGGTCTGATAGACCATAAGCGGCAATGAGGCGATGTTTTCCACGATCAGCGTCACGCAGGCCCACACCGTCGAAATCTGCAACGCCCCATCAATGCCGCCGCTGTAATTGTCGTCATGGGCGGAAGCCGACGGCGAATTATCCTGCGAGCCCTTGCGCTGCTCGGTCGCGTTGCCCCTGAAAAGCCGGTAAAACCTGGAAAAAATCGTCATAGCATGATGGGGTCGTTGAGGAAGTCGTCGAGGTTGCCAATGTATTGCTGCATAATCATAGCCCGGCCAACCGCCATGATTAACGCCACAGCAGGGTCAATTTTTTCAGAAGATTTGTTTTTTGCAGGCTTGATGTTGCCTGCGGCATCCTGATCGGCGACAACATTGGACATCGCCCAATTCAGCACCGGGTCATTCGGGTGCAGAATTTCTTTCGCCAGGTAGCGGCGCTCCAGCTCTTTCATCGGCGCATTCATCGACGCGTAGCCCATGCCGAAGGCGACCATCGGGGCATTAAGTTCCATCAAATCATTAACCAACTGGCTTGAATTCCAGCGGTCGAAGGCGATTTCCTTGACGTTAAAGCGCTCCATGTAGGTCAATATATCCGCCTTTATCCAGTTAAAATCGATGACATTGCCTGGCGTGAGCGTCAGCCAACCCTGCTCGTGCCAAAGCCGGAATGGCACGGTGCTTTTGCGGATGTTGTTATCGACGGCATCCTCGGGCAGATAGTGCTTGCCAAAAGTCAGCCAGCGGCCATCAGGCATGATCGCCACGCCGCCGATGCTGGCGATATCGGAAACCGAAGCCAGGTCGAGGCCCAGATAGACTTCGACCGGATCGAGGATCTCATCGGGTAAATAATCGGCTGCACATTGATTCCAGAATTCGATATTGCACCAGGCAGTTGCGCCGGTAACCCAGATATTCAGGTGTTTGGTGAAAAAGTTTATTTTCGCTGTGGGCATCACTACAGCTTGCCGGGCCTGCTCGCGCAGATAATCCAGGCTAACGCTCACATTCAGGTTAGGATTGGCTTTGATCCAGTTGTCCTCGTCGGCCCAGTCGTCGCCATCATCCAGGGTGTAGATCACCGAGAAAAAACTGTCGTCATCGATAATGCCTTGCAAAACCTTGATGGCGTAATCCCGCACTTCGTAACAAATGCCGTTTTTGTTAAACCCGGCCGTGGTGATCGCCCAGATCAACGGCTGGGAGCGAGCGCCCAGGGCGGATTTCAGCACATCCCAGACGGCGGCGGTTTTGTGCGCATGCAGCTCGTCCACCAAAGCCATGTGCGGATTGAGGCCGTCCATAGTCTGACCGTCAGCGCTAAGCGGCTCGAACTTGCCGAAGTTGGCCGGATTGACGATCCGGTGCTGCTGCACATCCAAACGCCTGTGCAGCGGCCGGGATTGCTTGACCATGCGGCAGGATTCGTCGAACAGAATCCGGGACTGGTCGCGCTTGGTCGATGCTGAGTAAATTTCCGGCCCGCCTTCGTCGTCTTTAGTTAAACCGTAAAGGCCAATGCCCGCAAGTTTGGTGGTCTTGCCATTTTTGCGGGCAATTTCTTCGTAAACGGTGCGGAACCGGCGCTTGTCGGTTTCCTGATTTTTCCAGCCAAACACGCAGGCGATAATCCAGGCTTGCCAGGGATCCAGCTCCAGCTGTTGCCCGGCCCATTCGCCCTTGGAATGTTTCAGGAACGAGAACAGGGTCAGGGCCCGCCGCGCGGAATCCTCGCAAAAAAAAAGGCCCCGGTTGGGACCCTCTTTTAAATCCTTGTCATGGCGCTTGACCGCGAGTTTGGTCAGTTTGCCGGTAATTATTTTGCCGGTCAGGACATCGCGGCCGTATTGGGCGGCAGCCTCAAGCGGATCGGCGGTCAAGTGTTTTGACGGTCACATGATTGAACCAGCGGCGCAAAACATAGGACCGGACAATGCTGATTATTGTGAACCATGCGCCGATCGCGATATTGTCCGACAGCGGAATATGAATTCCGTATAACGGGAATATTAACAATTGCGAAGCCAATGCCACGCCATAACCAATTGCCACATTAGTGAAGCTTTCGATTAAGCTGTGTTTTTTGGTTTGACTCATTTAGAAATCGTCAAAACTATCAAAAAGATCAGCTTGCCCGATTTGCATACCACGTTCGGCAGCAGGCGCAAGACCGAACTCGCCAACCAGTGAGCGCCATTTTCTCCAGTCGTCATTAAGCTGGGCTACTTCGGGACGGCTTTTGTGCTGTTGGCCATTGCGGCCGGTTATGACATAAGTCCATTCAGATTCATCCAATATCGCCCTGGCATCAGCCAACCGACGCACTACGCGGCAATATTCGCAAAAGGCATCGACAAAGTGCGGCTTCAAGCGTCCCAGCATGGCCAGTTGAGGCGCATTTCTATCCCAGATTTTCAACTCGGATTCAGTCAGCAGATCATCAGGCCGTAAAGAATTAGCACGCGCATAATGAATCGACTGCGGTTCATCATGCAGCGGAAGTATTGATAATTTACCCTGATTATCGACTAACTGTGGTTTTTTACCTCTCATAACACTAACCTGCCCCATTATCTGACTGGGTTTTTTCTATTTAATTTAACACCCGCACACACAAGACTAGGGCGACGCAAAGGAAGGGCTAACCGGTAGAGATTTGCCCCCCCCTATGCCAGCGCGACCTTTGCGTTCATGGCACGGTTTGCATAGAGACTGAAGGTTTTCTAAATCCAGTTTGGCGCCGCCTTCAGTGATCGGCAGTATGTGATCGACCACACTAGCAGCGACCAGCTTGCCAAGCTTGCGGCACTCACGGCACAATGGTTCCAGTTGCAATTGCAGCGAGCGAACCGACTTCCATTCCTTGCGCTGATAGAAGCGGTTACGCTCCTTGTAATCATCCGTGACCAAAAGCTTTTGAGCTTTGAATGCTTGTCGTCTATGAGCCTCGCAGAACCCCGGCTTATCAACCAGCCTGGTGCAACCGGCATGACGGCAGGGCGACTTAGCTCTAACCGGCATTATTTATCAGCATCAGTTTTTTCGACAGATTCGGGATTGACCAGCTTAAATAATTTATTTTGAAAGATCAAGGCTTCCAGCGCAAAGACCAACCTCGCACCCATGTGCGATCCGATCGAAACAAACGCAGCGGTTTGCATCTCACCAATGTTTGTTGCATTGCACAAATAGAAGGTCACGATGCCGCCCATCAGACAATAGGTTAAATCCTTGAAAAACGTGATTATCGGATGTTTGATCTTTTCGCCTAGACACAAACGATTCAGATAGGTCGCCACCGCCGACAGCATCGAAATAAGATATATCCAGACATAAGTGATAATGGGTATTTCGGTCGGCGGAATATTATTCATCATGCGTTTGAATTCATCCGGGTCAGTAACCAAGTCAACAGGCAATAAAAAAGCCCGCGCTGATAACAGGGCGGGCTTATGCATTATGGGAAATCCTATCGTTAAATGAGTCAGATATCAACAACTTTTTTCGATTATTCTATCGGCAAAGCCAATCACCCGATTCACTGTGGCGTCAAGCCCTTGCACATAAGCCATCACATCAGAATAGCGCTGCTTCCATTTGCGCCGATAACAGCATTCATCAACCCCGATAGCATCAGCGATCTTGCGCCCGGACAGCACTTTATAACCTGAACCCGTGCAGACCGGACAGAGACGATTGGCAACAAAGCCCCGGCCGGAACACCGGCAGCAGCGATTAGGACGCACCGATTCAAACACCGCCAGCGCCGACATGTTAACGATGGTGGGACGTCCTTTGACGACCTCCCAGTTCTGATTAACCGCAACGCCAGCCGCCCAAACGCGAACCTGCGCAATCAGAATGCGTTCGGCAGCGATATCCAGCGCATATTTGGCCAAGGCGAAATTCATCGCCGCCGGATTCAGCCCGGCCAATAAGCCCGCCAGCTCCGAACGTGTCAGCCGATCCACGCCGCTCCCGCCGCCATATTCGTGATAGCGGGTGGAACCCGCGCACAACAAGCCGATCATCTCAACGCTGGCCATCACAAAACCTCCCTGGAATGTAAATCTTTCATCATTTGACGGCGTTTTTCTGCAATATCCTCAACGATCTTTCTTTCCGAGGGTGATAGTAGCCCTAATTCTTTTTCGCGCCGTAAACGCCGTGTTTTGGCGGTTAATTTGCGGTGTTCAAATAATTCGCATTGAAGCGCCGTGCACGCTTCGACCTGTTCCACCCAGGTCCCCTTTTCTTTTGGGTCATAGATACAGCCCTTGCAATGCGCGTAAATCGCCTTTTGCGCTGATAATTTTGGTTTTTCCGAAGCCATAGCCAATCCCCCTAAAGAATATTCAATAAAAATATAAAACCTACCTGGCACACCTGGCACACCTGGCACAGGCCGCGTAAATAACAGGTTTCAATAATCGGCTTTACCCGGATGCCTGCGACAATTTGTCGCTAACCTGGCACACCTGGCACAACCTGGCACACTTAACTAATTGAAAATAAAAACTATTATTTTACTGATCCAGGTGTGCCAGGTGTGCCATATAGAATTATGGTAATAATACATGTGTGTATGCATGTCTTTATAAACCCATAGGAAAAACAGGCGCTCGCGCGCGCACGCGAGGGAATTTGTATGGCACACCTGGCACACCTGGCACAGGCCGCTAAATCCGCGACTTTTCTGTGCCAGGTGTGCCAGGTAAAGTCGTTTAGGAGTCGGATTTGGTTAATTTTTTTAAAGGAGGCAACGGTATCACTATAGGTTGCCAGCAGATGATTTCGTAGTCGTCATCAAATTCTGCCTCTCCAAACACATTGCCGTAGGCATTAGCCCAAAACCAGAAGTCACCTTCAATAAATAATGCAACAACCAGAATATTTTTCCCGTCCCAACCCCAAACATTCATTGAATAATTACGCCCATCAACTAATGGTGGGCGTGATTCCTCCGTATTTATCCAGCCATTCAACACAACATTCATTCCCATTCCTCCATCGGAATCGAACAAATCAGTGAAAACAATTCCCGGCATTCCTGCAATGTCGGGAAAACAAAGGAGCGCTTTTGGTCATTTTTACGAGTGCGCCGGGTGCCAACCCCCCAGCTCGCCAATTTCCTCCCCACCACGCAATCAATCTCCGGATGCATAACATTCAGCTTTTTGCAATAGCCCAGATAATGATTATAAACATCGCCCTTGATCGCCTCATCGGGCCAGCAGCATCCCGGATCCTCCGCATAGCCCACCGCTTCCCACAAATAACCCTCGGCCAGCACCGAATACCACCATTGCACGATCGACCCCCCCGACCTGATCTTCAGTTCCCAGCCAATCTCCTTCAAATGCACCGGCACCGTGCGCGGTTCAAAGTCTGACAGGTCCAGAGCCAGCAATTCAGCCATCAGCGCCTGATAGCCGCCGTTGATCAGCTCTTTCTTGATGCGCGCAAAATAGGGATGGTTTTCCTTGAAATCGTCCGACACATCGACAATGATGAAGCGCCGGTCATCCAGCCCGCGCGGGATCACCCAGTCTTCGTTGGAGGCCGCAATCAGCCGCTTGTAATTATTCATCGCGATAATATCGCGGCCCTTGCGCTCGATCGCCGTGATCGGATCGGTCACCATGTGCTTTAATTGACCCTCTGCGGTCTTGTCACCGCCCCAGATCGCCTCGTTTGCAAAGACCAGCAGGCAATCAGCCAAATGGCCGGAAAAACGCCCTGTCACCTGCAAAATATTGGATAATTGGATATAGTGGCCGGAACCGACCAGCATGCCGATCGCCTCGACAAAGGTATTCTTGCCGACGCCCTGCTTGCCGCGAAGCACAAACGCCGTTCCCGGCAGCTCGTCAGGCTTTTGAAACAAATGCGCCAGCCACAGCCACATATACTCGAACAATTCCTGAACTTCCGAGCAAATGACCTCGAACACAAACTGCTTGAAATACTTGCATGAGCCAGGCTTGGCCTCAATGCCGAAGCCCTGGAACAAATTGAAATACTCGGGAACATCCTTGCGCGGCGCAAACACCACGCCCTCATACTGGCGGCGCTGAGGATGCTCCAGCCAAACGGAACCGATATCGCACAGCTTGCCCTTGGTCCAGGTCTTCCGGTTGAAGTAGCGCAGCTGCAAGTCCTGAGCGCTGGAGAAGGTAATCATGTTCCTGGCCAGCGCCGGATCCCATTCCTGATTCAGCACCAGCACCCGCCCGGCAATCGGCACAATGGCATGGCGGTTGTTCAGTTCCTCGATATAATGATCCGCATGGGTTTCGCCGCCCTCGGGGGGAGCGCCCCGGCGATTATTTTTCAGCGAATTGACCGGCACGCCCAGCGTCTTGGCCGCCTGTTTCAGCAGCAACTCAATCTCGGCCGCATGCAAAGCCGACAATTGCAGGCTTGAGCAAATGCGCAAAACCGCGTCGATATCCGTTCCCGCCGCTGTCAGCTCATCTTCAAAAGTTTGCCGGGAAATGGGCTCCGTTCGACTCCGCTCACGGCAAGCCGGCATCTCCAGCTGCGTAAACGAACGCGCGTTCGTTTTGATGTAAGCCTGCAAAGTCAGGCCGTGCAAACCTTCCGCCAGCGCGTCAACGATATCCCAGCCGCTGACTTTTTCGCCAGGTTGAGGAACCGTCATTAACCATACCCGGCAGGACATCCCCAGACAGATATCGGCAATCTCCAGCGCCGCCTTCATGCCGGGTTGTTCAAGATACGGCAAATAATCGCCGGCTTTATTTTTCAGCGAATCGCAATCAGGCCAGATGACCACATCGCGGCCCGCCAGCGGCAGCCAGTCAGCCTTGGCGGCCGCTTTGGAGCCGCCCGGCCAGGTTATGCAGGCAAAACCCGGCAATTCGCACATCCCGGCATCAGCGCACTTTTCGCCCTCGACGATTAACACCGGCAAATCCGGCTTGGCGGTTAAACGATCATGGCCATACAGCCAGCGCGGCACGGCGAACGCCATCCAGCGCCATTCCTCGACGCCGGTTTTCTTATTTTGGCACCACGACAGCGGCAGCGTAACCTTGCCGCCGTCCGGCGTTTTGAAACGGTAAACATAACCCAGAGGCGGCCCGGAGGCGGAGTGATAACACCAGACTTGCTCGGGAAAGCCGCGCTTGATATGCGCTCGGTGCGGCGGCGGCGCATTAAGGGGTGGGATGATCGGATACCAGTCTGATTTCTTGCTGGATGTTGACGGTTTGGCTGCGTCAGGTAAAACAGCAGGCCCGGAAAGCCCTAACACACCGGCTAATTCTCGGGCGGCGGCGCCCTGATCGTTGTGATGAAACAAATAAGCGTAGAGCGAAACCGGATCGCCGCCGCTATCCCCGGTGGCAAAGTCTTTCCAGACCCCTTTGTCAGTATTGATGGTAAACGAGCCGGCATGACCATCGGATCGCGTCGGATTAACCGCCGAATATTCAGCGCCGGAGCGCTTGCCGGCAGGAAGCCATTGCCGCAAGAGGGATTCAAAGCTGGACAACGCAAGGGCATTAATTGCGTCGAAATCTATTTTTGCCTGATTATTCACATCGCTGCCAATTTCCCATCAGAACATCCAGAATTTACTCATGGCTTAGCTCCCGCTACAGCCCCAGCCACAACAGCCTGCACAAATTGATTGATCTGTTGCATGGCGTTGGTCTGGTTTTTATCCAGGCCCTGCATTTGCAGCTGCACCCTGTTGCCGTCGGTCTGATAGGCAAAACCGTCTAACGCCGTATCTGTTCCGAGTGCGTAACCGTAAGCCTCCACGCTGCCATCCGGATGCCGGACATAATGGGCAACGCTGCAACCGCTTAACAAAACCAGAAAAAAACAAAACCCATTGGACAGGTCTAAAAATTACGAAGTATCGCTTTCTTGATTCACAGCTTCTAAAACCTGGACACTGGATGCCGGTTTTAGCGCACGCCGTTCGGCATTTCGTCTTTCACTTAACCGCTGTTCTGCGGTTCTGCGTTCAACAAACTTTTCGACAATTAACTGCGGCTTTGCAGAGGCAAAAATATGCGGCGCAAAATCATAAGGCGTCAATTCTCCACCTACAGCTTTGCTCAAAACAATGGCCGTCTCGCCTCTCGGAAGCGTTTCACCCCGCACATATTTGCCCACGGCGCCCTGCGTTAAGCCTGCTTTTTTGGCAAGCTTAGCCTGGCTGCCGCAAATAGCGACAGCTGTCGCAACCGACTTGATAACAATTTCTTTAATTTCAGACATTTTCATGGGAATATATACTACTAGCGTAGTTCAAAAAGTCAAGACGTTCGTAGTTTGCAATTTAATACTTTTGTATTAGATTGATACTTATGAAATACGGCGAACGTTTGCGCTTGGCGCGAGAACACAAAGGACTTAAACAAGATGACCTGGCAAAGCTATCAGGTGTTAAGCAGGGAACTATTTCAAAAATAGAGCGAGGTGATCAAAATTCATCAAGCTTTGACGCTGAACTGGCTCATGCCTTGGACTTGGAAGCCATGTGGTTAAAAACAGGTAAACAATCATTTGCACCGGACTGGCTCAACGGACATTCTAAAGATCATATTACGGAAAGCACTGCCGATTATATGCAAACACCCGATGCCGGACGTTCAATACATATTGCAAGAATATCAGCAATAGACGACGACATCTGGAAATCGTTGGCTCCGTTAGCCAGAGCATTTATAGAAAACGTTATCAGCAAAATGCACAGCGGAAAATTAACCCAGGAACATATCAAAATATTGCAAAGCATGATTGACGCTCTTAGCAAGGACTAAAAAGAATCATTCCAAAAAAAGTTACTTCTACTAAACCCGCCTTAAGCGGGTTTTTTATTGCCTGAAATTATGAAAACGGGCCCGAATAATTTATTATTTGTAAAAAATACTACGTGCGTAGTTTACATTTAAAAATACTAGCGTATTATGTAATTTATTCAGAATTCATGCTTTTTTTAAACAAACCCATGAGCCTATTAATACCAATTTTTCCTTTTTTCTTGTTTTTTCTTGTTTTTTCTTGTTTTAAGGGCGTGAATTCGCTTTTAGATTCAAAGTGTTACAAGGGTATATCTGGAGGAATTGCGGATTTCAGGTGGAGGAATTGCGGATTTCAAATGGAGGAATTGCGGGCTTAAGTGGAGTAATTATTCCAATGTATTTAGAACTTATCCACAGGCGTCAAAATGAACACTGATTTAGTCGTGACAAAGGACAACAAACTGATCCAAAGCTTTGGCTTTGAGTTGTCGTTGTATGAGCAGCGCGTCCTGTTGCTGTGCATAGCCAAAATGGATTCACGGAAAAAACCGCCCTGCAATACTTTCACCTTGCATGTGGATGAATTTCATCAGGAATTGGGACTTAGCAAAAAAGCTGTTTACGATTATCTGGATGACGCAATTTGCCGACTGTTTGAACGCAGTATTTATCTCGATCCCAATGAACGCAAATCAAAAATGCGCTGGCTGATGCGGAAGGAATACAAAACGGGTCAAGGGCAAATTACCATCAGCTTCACGCCGGAAGTAATGACCTATTTATCGGATTTAAAAAGCCGCTTCACCAGCTACAAGCTGAAACACGTTAGCCGCTTTAAAAGCGCTTATAGTTTCCGCTTTTACGAATTGTTTTGCAGTTGGAACGGCAGACAGGAATTAAAGCTGGAAGTAGCCTGGATCAGACAGGCGCTGGAACTTGGAGATAAATATCAGGATATCAGTGATTTAAAGAAAAACGTCATCATTCCTGCGCTTGACGATATTAACTCCTCTAGCGATTTGAACGTGACATTTACCCAGGTGAAAATAGGCAAGTTCATCACCCATTTCATATTTACCTACGTACCCAAGAACCCGGTAAAAAAGCCGAAAAAGCTTACCCATGCGTTTATCGAAAAGAACGCCAGACCTGGAGAAACTTGGCAACAAGCGCATGATCGTTTAAAAAATGACAATTTAAAGTATGGATAGTGATTTAATGTCAACGATCGTCACCATCACCGAAAACACATACATTATCGTTTACACCAACGATCCTGTAAGACAGCGCAAATCCGCGCAGATAAAAGCGGAATCCAATAAAACGGCGAGAATCCTGTTTATCGAGCAAGCCACGGAGCCTGACAAACCGATAAAAATCATTTCCTGCCGAAAAAGGAGCAACGGGTATGACCTTCCACGTCCCTGAAAAATACCGGATAAAAACCGGACCCATGCGCAGTGATGCCAGCTATGGCAATAACGGCCAATTCATGGTGGCCAGTCTTAAACTGACAATAAATCTTCATTGCCAGGCAAGCGATGGCGATTTCTGGGAACACGTATCAGTCAGCACCCATAAACGCATCCCGACCTGGGAGGAAATAAGCTTCATCAAGGATTTATTCTGGAATGAGGAAGATTGCGTCATTCAATACCACCCGCCGATATCCGATTATATCAACTGCCACCCCAGATGCCTGCATCTCTGGCGGCCCATCGGCGTGGAAATCATCAGACCGCCGAAAATACTGGTAGGGATTTAATGAAAACTCATCGCCACATTGTATCTTCATGCCCGGTTTGTAAAGAAAAACTGGATGCCGCAAGCAATGCTGAGGTTTCCGTTCAATCACCACCGAAATGCGGCGATGTATCTATCTGCTTGTATTGCTCATCGTATCTGATTTTCGATGAAGATCTCACCCTTCAATTATTGTCAGAAGAAGATTTGCTGGAGTTGCCTGATGAGACATTTCACTTGTTGTCAAGAGCGCGAAAAGAAATAAAAAAGCTAAAGCAAAAGCGGAATAAAAAATGAGCCCAATCATCACCACAGCAGAATTGAAAGCAGCCTATAACTGCAAGCGCACCAGCGAGCTCGAAGAGCGTTTGCGGAAAAGCGGCGTGCGTTTTCTTTACGGTAAAAACGGCCCGTTTACCACGCTGGACGCGATTAACCTGGCGATGGGCATCAGCGCCGGGAAAACGGAAGAACCACAGAAACCGCTTAAGATTGATGTAATTTAACCTTGGGAAATAAAATGAATGCGAATATAGAATTGACAGCCAATCTGCCGGATATTTTAGAGCAAATGGCACAGCAGATCCGCACCGATATGCGATCGTTCACGTTGAGCGAGACGCCGGAAGGCCCTGCGATAACCTGCCACGCTTGCGGAATGACCTGCGCTATGTGCGCGCCGACCTTGTGGCTGCTGCGCTGCCCGCGAATTGGAAAGAGGACAAGGAATGGCGAGCACTTGCGGAAGCTCTTGGACTGACGCCCAACGCAGAGCTAACCGGGCGCGGCTCGGAAAGCTGAAAAACAACACCGCATTATAACCGCGCTCCGGTTGAGCGCAGGGTTAGATACTGGAGACAAAAAATGACAGAATTTGAACAGGGTGTACTTTACGCAGCAGCACTTGTGGTTGCATTGCGCGATGAACCCGTAATAGCAGCGTCAATAATACGCGAAGCTGGTCTTGCTAACGCCGATATAAGCAGTCTTGATGGAATTGACCAACGCAATTTGATGAAACTTATCGGCGAAAAGGGAATTAATTTTCGCGGTGTCTAACGCAATATATACGACAATGAAAAAACCCGGCCGTAAACGCTTCAGCAAAAACATCCCGGCGCACATCGATGCCGCCAAGCTGCCAGAGCATATTGATGATGGGAAATGCGATTGTCTAAATTATTACGGGGATGATCCAAGAATTGAGAAAGGGATTGTTGAAGCTTGTCCCAGTTTAAAAGCTGATTTTAAAAGACGAGAAGAACATAAAGTTTTCTTAAAATCAGTAGATTATTTAGTAATAGATGCAAAGTTGTCTGGATCAGTTACTTTAACATATGACCAAATATCAAAGATTAGAAAATATTTATGAGTCAAATTAAACATCCAATAGACTACAGTTCACACCTAAAAGAAGTAATGGCTGAAATAAAGGCAGTTTTGAAAAAACATGATATCGCCGCTTATATTTTGCTTCAAAAGCCTGGATTTAGCGAATATCTGATAGCAATTGAACCAACTTGGTCAATATTGAGAATTGAAAAAAACGGCATCCGTATTCGCTCCAAATTGGCCGATGATTTTGCTGGCGATATAGATGCAAAACACAAAGCTGATGAAAGTACGGCATCACTTGTCCGACATTTCGCAGACATACTCAAACGTGATGCTAAGCTTTTTGAAGATATTCACTCAATATTGCTAGAGCATTGGAAAATTACCCATACTGCGGGAACTCATACACCTCATCGGCCCCAATGAAAAAACCCGGACGTAAACGCTTCAGCAAGAACATCCCGGCGCACATCGATGCCGCCAAGCTGCCAGATCGCGTCTGGTTTAATGTCTCGGGATCAGGCAAATGGATGCTCAATTACTACGATGAAACCGGCAAGCGTTTAACCCGAAGGCTTTGCGGCCCGGATGCCAAGCTTGCGGAAATCTGGCAGGCCGTCGAAGCTAACCAGGTCAAGACCATCGCCACTTTCGCCACGCTGTCAGCCGAATTCCAGCAAACCCACCAATGGCACAAACTCAGCCCGCTGACGCAAAAGGATTATTTATTCTGCCGCCAGGCCATCATCACCCGCGACACCACCAACGGCAAACTGGGCGACGTGCCGCTGAGCCAATGGACGATCGGCCTGATCAGGAAGTACAGGGACAAGCGGGCGGAAGATTCCGAATCCAGAGCCAACAAGGAATTGAGTTACATCAAGCGGGTGTTCTCATGGGGCTATGAATACGAAAAAATTAGCGTCAACCCGGCCGCCGGCATAAAAAAGATTGCTCTGCCGCCGCGACAGCATTACGCCGAGGATCGGGATTATTACTTTATGCTGAATGTCGCCAGGCAAAGCGGTTATTACTACGTATATCATGCGATGGAACTGGCTTTTCTTTGCCGGATGAGGCTTTGTGAAGTGTTGGCACTGAACGACGCCCAGGAACTTGAAAACGGGCTTTTGATAAAACGGAGGAAGGGCAGCCGGACCAATATTGCCGAATGGAATGACCGTCTGCGCACAATCTGGGACGATTTGAAGCAAAAACGCGCGGCAATCCTCCAGGATCGCCGCCAGCCATCGCCAATCCGGGCGGAAGACCGCTATCTGTTTGTTAGCGAACATACCGGAGACCGGATAAACGAGCATACCTTCAAGACCGCCTGGCAGCGGGTCATGAAACAGGCGGAAGAACAAGCAGCAAAAGATGGCGTGGAATTTACAAGGTTTACTTTCCACGATTTGAAGAAGAAGTCGATATCGGATTTTAACGGCGACAAAATGGCCGCATCAGGACACAGGACTCAGGCAATGGTTAATCTGTATGATTTGAGTATTGCTGTCGTACCACCTACAAGAGATAAATGAAAATATGAAATTGACATTATTAAACAGACTAAAACTGTGTTTTGAGATACTTACAGCAAGAAGCGGACATGCTCATACTGCACAAGAAAAAATGTTATCAACTTTTCTTCGCGGATATGAGGCAGGCATGAAAGACGCGCGGTTTAATATTGATTTATAACGCCGTGTTAAGCGGAAAGCCGCCCGGCACGGAACTTTGAAAACACGAAATGCTTAATGGGCGGCTTGTCCGCTTGAACTAAGAGTTAGACACTGGAGATTGAAATGAACGAAGAAGTCCCCGATTGGATGATAGATGAATCGAATAAAATGCGAGCAGACAACGCGCAGTTGCAATACGCACTGGAACATTCTGAAAATGTAGTGGGCGACTTGGCGTACTTGGTAAAACAATTAGTCCACTCGATTAAAAATGACAGGGCGGACAAGGTATTGTCAGAAAGAGCAATGGACTACCTAAAACGTAAAGAACTTTTAGGATCACCATTGCGATAAGTGTCTAACGCATGATATATGACAAAATCTAATCACATTAGGACTATTAATTGCAACTACCATTGCAACCAAAGAGCAATTTCCAGCAATTACAAAAATACAACTTATTGATTCAATGGGGTGAACGACGGGGCTCGAACCCGCGACAACAGGAATCACAATCCTGCACTCTACCAACTGAGCTACGCTCACCATAATATGGAAAATTCAAGAAATGGCGCGCTTGGCAGGACTCGAACCTGCGACCCCCGGCTTAGAAGGCCGGTGCTCTATCCGGTTGAGCTACAAGCGCAAAACTGGTCGGGGTGGAGGGATTCGAACCCCCGACATCCTGCTCCCAAAGCAGGCGCGCTACCAAACTGCGCTACACCCCGATTCTCTTTAATGGCTTGTTAAACTTCTCAACCACCCTTGAAGAGCTGATAATAATAACGATATAACTAGCCGTCGTCAATTGTTTTTTATGCTGTGTTAGCGCAAAATAGTAATGTCCGCTTTCTCCCAAATAGAAATGTCCGCTTGTGATTAAATTCACCCCTTGTTAATACAAGGTGGATATTTTGGAAATGAAAAAGCTGATGAGTCAGAAAGAAGC